AGCCGTTGAAATCCCCGAGTGGGGCGGCACCTACTACATCAAGGTGATCAGCGGCACCGACCGCGACTCCTTCGAGGAGTCCTACGCCGAGCAGAAGATGAAGGCGTTTCGCGTCCGGTTCCTCCTGCTCGCCCTGTGCGACGAGGCCGGCGAGCGGATTTTCAAGGACGAGGATTCGGCCGACCTCGGCAAGAAGTCGAGCGTCGTCATCAATCGCGTCTTCGACGCGGCCTGGAAGGTGAACGCCTTCACGAACGAGGCCGTGGAGGCGCTGGGAAAAGACTAGCCGACAGGCCCGAGCGGAAGTTCTACCTCAAGTTGGCGCTTTCGCTGGGGATGTCGGTCAAGCGGTTGTTGCGGGAGGTTGATTCGGAGGAGATCGCGGAGTGGTATGCCTACGACCAGAGGCATCCGCTCCCCGACTCTTGGGCGCAGACCGCGAGAATCTGCCGCATCATCATGGCGGCCAGCGGGAACTACAAGAAGGGCGACATACCTGACGAGGCGGTCTTCATTCCGACGGCCGTCAAGCAGGAGCAGTCGCAGGCGCAGATTATCAACGAGTTGATGAAGTTGAACCAACCGCGTCAGGGATGACCCGATGGCAAAAGCGTATCTCGGCAAAATCTCGGCGCTGGTCACGGCGAACACCAGTGACTTCAACAGCAAGCTGAATGCGTCTGCGAAGGAGGTGCGGTCGTTTGCAGCGTCCATGCAGTCGTCGCTGAGTCGCGCCCAGTCGAATGCGACCGCATCGCTCCGCGGCATCTATACAGAGGCCCAGAAGCTCGAGCGGGCGCTCAAGGCGGCGAGTTCGCTGCGACTGTCGTTCAAGGGCTTCGACGCCTCGCAGTTCAAGAACATCGGGGAAGCCGCCGACCAGATGCGGCGAATCGCCTCTGCGGCGGAGCTGGTCTACAAGCCGCTGCAATCGGCCGCCAAGGCTACCGAGTCGCTGTCGAACGAGGTTCGCAATGAGTTTCAGCCAGCGCTTATCGCTGCCCAACGGCAGGCGGAACTTCTCAACGCCGCGCTGACGCGGGGTCTTGCGGTCAGCGAGTCAAGTTTTGCGGCTGTTGAGCGTCGCGTGAATTCGACGACTGCGGCTGTTTCAAGGCTCCGCGAAGCCAGCCAGTCTGTCGGCGGCATCGCGACGGGGCAGGAACTCCGGTTCCAGCAGCGGGGTTTCGTCGAGCAGACGGCCCGCGCATCGCAACTCCAGCAGCAGGCGTTGGGTTCGTCTGGCGTGTCCTCGGAGGCAGTCTCGCAGATCGCAGGCCGCCAGCGGCAGGCCGCGGAAGAGGCCCAGAGGCTACTTTCAACGCTCGAGCAGATTCGCCTCACCCGCAGCGGTGACGCCTCGGCGGCAGAGACGGCTTACAACCGCCAGGTGGCCGCGCTCCGAAGCGTCAACGACGAGCTGGAGCGAGAGATTGCGCTGTCCAGGCGGGCGGCCGATGCCGAGGCTGAGCGTGTCGCTGATGCACAGAGGCGCGCCGCTGCGGCCAGTCGCTTTCTTCAAATCAACCAAAGCGAATCGGCGCTGCTGTCGAGCCAAGGTGCTGCAACTAACGTCGATGCCACCGGCCGGTCGATCCGTGACCGCATTCGAGACATCGCAGCCCTTCGTGATGCCGAAGCAAGCGTCAACCGAGAGCGAGAGATCGCCGCTAATGTCGGGGCGACCTCGCAGCGGGCCACGCAACTGCCGGCAGACTACTTCAGCAGGAGGCTCGCCTCGCAGGCGGCCGACTCGCTCGGCTCCCCGCTAGACGCAGCCACTAGGCAACTCGACCAATTCCGCTCCGGCATCGTGTCGGCCAAGAGCCAACTCGACGCCATGCCGGCGGCAGTTCGGTCCCACTTCATCCCCGCGATCCAAGCCGCCGAGCAGGAATTCATCCGCCTCGCCGCCCTAGGGCCACGGGCGACCGCGGAGGAGATCGAGAACGCCGCCCGAAACATGGACACGCTGACGGCAGCCGTGCGCCGAACCACGCAGGCGGCCCAGGTACAGAGCTTCGGCGACTTCATCAATGACGCGAACGTCCGTCAGTCAGTCGGCGAACTGCAAGGGTTGCAGCGGGTCTTGATTCAGGTCGGCGCCGTTGCCGGCGGCCCGGCGGCCCGCGCTTACGAGGCATACCGGGCGCGGCTGCAAGAGGCGATCAGCACCGGGACGACGGGCCTGCCGACGGTTCGCAGAGAATTGGAGAGGCTCCAGAGGGCTGCCGCAGAAGCCGCCGCCGCCACCGGACGCATTTCTGTCGGCAACGCATTCCGGCAAATCCAGAGGGCGGGAGACGTCGCCAGAGGCGGCGTGGACAGGTTCTCGCTGGCGCTCAACCAGGCGGCCTTCGCCGTTGACGACTTCTTCTCGTCCACAGGCGGCCTAGAGTTCAAACTGCGGGCCGTCAGCAACAACATCACGCAGCTCGCCTTCATTCTCGGCGGCACGACCGGGCTGTTCATTGGCCTTGGGGCGGTCATCGGCGGCCAGGTCGCCGTCGCAATCGCCAAATATGCCTTCGGCCTTGATGACGCCAAGAAGAGGCAAGAAGCCCTGAAGGCCCAGGCCGAAGCACTGAATTCGACGCTCGACAAGCAGAAAAACCTCGTGGAGGCGCTTGCCGACGCCTATCGCGATCTTGGCCGTGACATCAAGCAGGCCACGCTCACGCCGCAAAACGCCAGATTTGAGGAACGCCAGAACCGCGACCGCGATGTGCGTCAACAGCAGGCCGACCGGCGCCGCGAGCAGGTTGCTGGCATCATCCCAGCCGTGGCGGCGAATCGTGGCAGGCGTCAGCAGTTGGAAGCCCAAGCCGCGGAACTGCCGCTGGGCCAAGAGCGAGCCGCCGTACAGCGTCGCGCCGATCGCCTTCGTGCTCGCGAAGACGACGTCTTCGGGCGGGTCGAAAGGGCGGCGGCTGGCAGGCTTGGGCAGAACCGCGCCGGCCTCGAGGAACGCCGCGGCTTCTTCCAGGAGCGACTCAACTCGCTGCAAGCCGACCGCGCACGGGTTGCCAGGAACTTTGGCGAGGGCGATCCACGGCTCGCGCGTTTCGACGCCCAGATAAACACCGCCGCGGAGCAGCTCGCGGAATTCACGCTGGCGTTGCAGCGCATCAATGACGAGGCGATTTCGACGGCCTTCCAGTTCTCTGGCCCGCTGCAAGACTCGATCCAGCGGGCGCAGGAACGACTGGCGTCGGCGTTCGGCGACCGCCGCGTGCAGCAGCAAGACACGCTTGACCGGGCTGGCCGTCAGCTTGGCGACCTGCCTGGGCGCGTCACCGCCGAAAACCTGTCTCCCGCTGGCACCCGCCGGGCAATCTCCGACATCGAGGCTCTCGCCCGCCCCGCGATCGAGGCTGCGGCGAGACTCGGTGACTTCGCCGACGCACTCAGAAACGCAGAGGCATCTGCGAAGCGGGCCGATGAGCAGGCGAGGTCACGGGTTGAGGACTTGCGGGCGGAAGTGTCTCGAAATCCGAACGACCGCGGCTTGCAGGCCCAGTTGCGGGCCGCGGAGTCCGGCGCCGCAGAGGTCGCGAGACGACGGCAGCAGGTGGAGGGCGACGTCCGTCGAGGATTCCAGGAAGTCGGCGCTGGCCCAGACGCCAACCGAAACCGCCAGCGTCAGGTACAGCAAAGTGCCGATGCGATCAATCGGTTCGTCGGCGACCTGAATCGTCAGGGCGACCTCATTGCCAAGGGATTCGAGGTTGCGCGCCCTGCGATGGAGCAGTTTGCGAGTCAACTAGAGCAAGACCTGCGGGCTCTCGGCGAGGCCGCAAAAGCGGATAGGGCGAACGCCGGGCAGCTTCTGGAGCAAGGCCAGCGAAACCTCATCGAGCAAGCCGCCCCCATGCTGATCGGCTTCGAGCAAGAGCGAATGAACGCCCGCATCCCATCTCGCGCGGCGCTGGCCGCCACGGACGTCTCGACGGCCCAAGGCGCCCAAGAACTCAACCGGCTCTTGAGAGGCGATGATCCGAACAAGAACATCAACTTCGCCGAGATGGTGAAGCAGACAGATCAGCTCAAGCAAATAAACGATGGGATCAAGAAGGTTGCAGATGGCCTCGGTGGAGTCGTGAACTAATGCCAAAAATGGTTTCCGAGTTGATGCAGGGCAAGTCCTTCAGCCGGTCGGCCGAGGGCGGCACCCTGTCGGATACAGCCACGCGAACGTGGAAGGTCATCCTTTCCCACCCAGGGGAGTCTTACTATCTCAACGACGTCATCGGCGTCCAGATTGGCGATGTGCTGCCTGGGGCCGACAACCCGATCCCCTGCGTCTCCATCGACGTCAGGGCTGACGGAGACAGCCGACTCGTCCGGCTCATCACGGCGACGTACAAGGCGCTGCCTGGCGCCTCTGGCGGCGAGAGCCAAGACCCAGGCACATACACTCCCGACGTTCGTCCGGCCAATTTCTCGACGAGCACCTCGCTCTACGAGATGCCGGCGTACTCGTGGGTTCGTCGTCCCGGCAATACCTGGTCGCCCATCTACAACTCAGCCGGCGACTTGATCGACGGCCTCACGAAACTCGAGCCGATCACCACCATCCGCGTGACGCAGTTTAGCGTGAACCCCGGCACGGCGTTCGCGCAGTATTGCGGCTGCATCAACGACACCGAGATGTCCCTTGGCCCCTACGCCACCTATGAGCGTTTTACGGTCATGTTCCGTGGCGTCGAGGCTTCGCCGCACGTTGAGTCTTTCGGCACGACGATCTACCGCGGTTTTATGAACACCTACGAGTTCGCGTACCGCGCCAACTTCGTGGACGGCGAAGGCAACTGCGGCTGGGACGTCGTCGTGCCGCTGACCGGCTGGAACGTGAAGTCGTACACGCCGAATCTCGTCGATCAGACCCGCGACCCGTTCGCCCAACCGCTCAAGCACGAGTCGATGAAGATCGTCACGCCGCTTGCGTTGCCGACAGGCATTCAGACGAACCAGAAGGTGCGGGCGATGATAATGACCCCCGAGTATGACGAAGGCGGGGCGATGCAGCGTGAGTCCGGCCTGCCGGTCGCTCTCAATGAGGACGGCACGCCTCGGAAGATCGACGAAGACACCCGCCCGATCCTGTGGCGCGGCGGCGTGCAGCGGGCGGTGAACCTGACCGGCATCCTGCAACTGCGACTGGGGCTGTAGTTATGGCTCGCGGATTTCTCGTAGGCGAAAACCTCAAGGACAAGATCAAGTCCACCATCGCCAAGGTGGACGGGATGATCCCGCCGACGAACATCACCCGCGTCGAGACGCGGCCGGGCGGGGGCGGGCCGCCGGCAGGCGAAAAGCCCGCGGTCCTCGCGGCCTATCCGAGAACCGTGTATTGGCAGCGAGGTAGTGCCGTAACGGTGACGATGTATGCTGTCGCCACCGGCGCCACGAGCGTCTCCGGCACGAACGTGTCACTTGTGACTATGTCGGTG